GTTGTAAAAGTAAAATGGAAGATCAACGAAAAAGTTTTCATCTGAGTCTGCACCGAGTGTTCCATGAATGATGATTCCAATGTTACCCGATGATCCACCCGTCGTGACTTCTCCAACTCTTCGATCCGTCGTTCGGAGTGGGTATTTGCCGATGAGTTGTTCGAGCGCCTTTTGCTTCGTTTGAGTCACGTTGTGTTCCGAGTAAATCTGGAGATAATCACTCGTGAGTCTTTGAACGATCGTTCCACCGATGATAAGGTCGGCATGTTCGATGATGGCGTGTCCAACAGATTCGATGTATATTGGTAATCCTGGAATCTCTGGAAGAGTCATCTTCACACTCAGTGTCTTCAGAAGATCACCTTGATTCTGAGGAATCTTGAATCGAACCTTCCTTCCAAAATCGGCATCACCATTTTCGGGGTCAAGGTCGATGTACTGCGTCGAGAAGTTTGCATGCTTCCTGTGCGCTTCTATGAAGTGACTGTAGTCTGGATTTCTCGTGAAATACCTGTCTTGTGACCCAGAGGTCATCAACTGAAGTTGACCAGCCATTACTACTATAACACCCTAAAATTTTAAACCCGCTAAACCATTTTCAAAACGTAAAACGTTGTAGTTTATGGCATAGATTCTCGTATCATTTTCTACCGTCGGAACTCTGGGAGAAATAGTAATCGTGAACAATTTGTGTGCGATACGACTCATATTCACCTGACCAGTTGGGTAATACACTTCAGGTTGCAACGAGAATGAATACATACCAAACTTGGATTCAGTCGACGCTTGTGGAGCGTTTACATGGTGCTTGAGTGCCTGTTCGTACGTCATAAACAGAGTGTCTCGATTAAATACCACTTCATTGTTAAATCGTAGTTCAGCATTTGTGATGGTGTTGTACTGATTCGGAAAGTTATTCTGAACAGAATCTTCTGATTGTGACACGAATAACAATTCCTTCACTGGGTGCACAAACTTGAGCATCACAGATTTCTTTGTTTCACCAGCTTTCATCTTAAACTTTGCGATTTGGAGTTGTGTGATGACATAATCAATTGGTCGAGACATGAGAAAACCCTTTTCGTCATCCATGAGATATACATATTCCGTGTCCATCGAAAACTTCTTGATTGACGCCTGAATATTCGGGGGTGCACCGAAATGTATGAGTTCTTTCAAGGGTCTCAGTTTGATTCGAACTTCTACAATCTGTTTCGTGAGTGCACATGTCGGTATAGACAGGGACGAGTGCCTGTAAAAGTAAAATGGAAGATCCAAAAAGTACGTATACGACCCCGTGTACGCCAGAAGATTTCCATGACCATTGAGAAAGTACAACGTCTGTTCAATATCATCATTCGTACTATTGAGCTGTTGCTGCATGTATATGTACTCTCCTGTGATCTTCTCAATCACCTGTCCACCGATGACCAACTCTGCGTAATCAATCATGTGTGTGATTATAGATTTTGACCAAACGTTCGTCGTAGGGTTTGGATCAGGAAGGGTCACCTTCAGTGTAAAATTCTTGATGAGATCACCTTTATCATTCGGAACTCTGCATGTGAGAAGACTTCCAAAATCAATCTTTCCATCAAACTGACTCTCGACGTAATCGAACGAAAACTTAGTGTGTCTCTTGAAATTCATCAGGAAATATGAAAATTGTGGTTCACCAGTAAGCCATTGGTCCTGGATCCCTGTGGTGGCGATCCTGAGACGACCTGCCATTCCTACTGTATATGAGTAAAATTTTGCTAAATAAAACGAAACACTACAATAGAATGAACCTTCAGTTGAAGAAATTCAAACCCGAGACGATCACTGATGATAGGGTTTGTGTGTTTATAGGGAAGCGCAACACAGGTAAATCAACTCTCGTGAAAGATATCATGTTCCACAAGAGACATCTTCCGGCGGGAATTGTACTCAGTGGCACAGAAGAGGGAAATCACTTTTATTCAGATTTCATCCCAGACTTGTTCATTTACGGGGACTACGATCGAGATGCGATCGAACGTGTCATGGCTCGACAACGTAAACTCGTCGGTGAAGGTCGATCAAATTGTGGAGCGTTCATGCTTCTCGACGACTGTATGTATGACAGTAAGTTTTTGAAAGATACGTGTATCCGACAATGTTTCATGAATGGGCGCCACTGGAAAATCTTCTTCATGTTGACGATGCAATACGTGATGGATCTTCCACCAGCACTTCGAGCGAACGTCGATTATGTGTTTATTCTTCGAGAAAACATCATCCAGAACAGAGAGAAATTGTACAAGTCGTTTTTTGGCATCTTTCCTTCTTTCGATATGTTCTGTAAAGTGATGGATGCATGTACCGAAAACTACGAATGTCTCGTGTTAGATAATACAGTCAAGTCTAACAAGATACAGGATTGTGTATTTTGGTACAAGGCGTCGATTCGAAAAAACTTCAGAGTCGGAAGTCCTCAACTCTGGAACATGCACAAGAAAATGTACAATCCTAAACATGTGACACAAAGTGATCAGGATGCAAAGAAGACGACGAAGAAGACAAAATTGACAATTACCAAACGAAAATAATTGCGTCACATGAATTCATAGAAAACATAGGACTATAATACAATGGCTTCGAACGACGTCCATACGATGAACCTTTTCGATGATGGTGAAGGTATGGTACCTTTACAGGAGAATAACAGGCCCTCTACAGCGTTTAAACAACCCGAAAAAAATGTGAGTACAGATAAAGACACGATGGATTCTACACCCATCAACGATATTATGATGGAACCTCAGATGATGGCCGAAGATCCCCGTGTACCCCAGATGGCTGCACCCCAGTTACAGACCCAGATGATGGCTGCCCCTAAGGCTCCTGTGAAGGAGGAAGTTCCTGAGAGCAAGAACCCCCTCAACCTCACCGATGACCAGCTCATCTCACTTATCGTCGCCGTCGCTACTGGTATCGCCGTGAGTAAGCCTATTCAGGACCGTCTCGCGACCTCTATCCCCAAGTTCCTTAACGAGCAAGGGGGTAGAAGTATGGTGGGCTTGGCCTCGACTGGTGTGATCGCTGCCATTATTTTCTTCATCGCGAAGACTTATATCATTAAGGTTTAAGCGTTCGGTTGCATCATGTTGTTATAGATCGAGTCATCTATACCAGAGAAATAGGTGATGAGCGCACCGATCACGAAAGCACCGGCGAGCACACCACTCAACTCCAGATGCTTCCGACGATCACTCTTGTGAAAGTTCTTCACAGTATCCTTCGACCGCTTCCACCACTCGTTCACCGCGAACACGATGATGAGCGCAAAGAGGGACGACATGGCGAAGAACGAGCGATCGACCGCAAGCTCGGGGCGTTCGCCGACGATGTATCGAGCCGCATTAGGAATGATGACAGTTAGGAACACGAGGTTCGCGTAGTAGTTATCACTGTGTGTTGGCACCTGAGATACGACGTAAAACAGTATCCAATAAAAGAGCGCCGTCGCGAGGTTCGAGACGGGAGTTTGCATTTATAGTAATCCGAGATTATTATTTATCCTGAATGTACTGACCACAGAACTTGGTTTTGTCTGGTAATCTCGTGTATATTCCTATGGATTCACAAATACCTCGAAGTTCCGAATAGTTGTCCCAAAAGTTTTTGGAATGGTCCCATTCAGGAACGGTGCTGTGTGCGAGCTCGTGAATGAGTACGTGCATAATTTCATTTGTGTCACCATCCAGACACAGTGTTATGTCGGCACCCTTGTTCACGTTGTAACCGACTGTCCCGGACATTCGTTTAAGGCCTGTGATGGGAATGGGACGTATGAGAACACCAAATTTTTCATTGTTTGTCTCCTTGAGGTGGTCACGAAGAATTTGGTATCGCTCTTTCACCTCCTTAAATTCACCGGGTTCTCGTGTTTGAAAGAGTATGAAAATATTGATGAGGATCAACACAATAAACGCTATCATCTATTATACACAAAGATAAATTTACTATACAACTCTGAGATGGGATTTCCCTGAAGTCCCTCCCAAAGTTGTAACTTGAATCCCAACTCCTCTAGGTGTGTCACCAGTAAGTCCTTGTAACCGACTGGTTCCGATTTTGGACCATCTGCATAATATGGAGTGTCCGTCAAATGGACGAAGAGTTTCTCACCAAAACCACCGTTTCCATGATTCTTGAGTTTAAAAAAATTGCCCATATCATCTTGCAACGGTGTATTGAAAATGATCTTTTCTGAATCTGGGATGATACCTATGAGAAGACCACCGGGTTTGACGCGTTTTTTAATTTCGTGTATCGAACTGAAGAAAAGGTCTCTCGTCTGAAAGATGTAGTGAAGTGAAAAGTTGAAACACACGACATCAAACTTTCTTTTGGGACAATTATGGATGTCTCCTTCATAAAAATTGACTCGCATGTGCATATTCTTTGCGCGTGATTTGGCTTCCACGAGTGCAGAGGGTTCGGGGTCACACATGTTAATATTCACTCCACACTTGTGCCATTTTTGGAGATCGCCACCGAATCCACATCCTACATCGAGAATATGTTGACCTTCATGTGTAGTGGATTGAATCAACAGTCTCTTCGCGTCGTTGTGATTCTTACGAATCTCTTCCATATTTATAGTGTG